CGGTGCTGCGGCCTTGTGCCACGCCAAGGGTCGCATCCAGTTCGGTGTGGTGACGGCCAGCGCCACGGCGGTCGCAGGCTTAAGGGACATCCACTTCGACAACGGCGACTTCTATCTCATAGGCATGGCGGGGACGAAGTACCGCTACGCCTCGCTCGCCACGGCCTCGGCAGGGACGTTCGCTGACCTAGCGACCATAGCCTCCGGAACGAGTCTCGAGGTGGTGCAGTATCGGAACCGCTTCTTCCTCATGAACGGAGCGTCAGCCGATACTTCGGCCATCGGCACCAACCTGGTGGCTTACCTGTCTGCCACGAGCGTGGGGTCGGCGCTCACGACCCGGAGCCATGGCCTGCTCCCTGTGGAAGCGGCCCCGAACGTCACCACGGCAGCAGGCGCGTTCTCGCAGACGGTGACCGGGTATTACGAGTACTGGACCACCGAGGTCGCCAAGTTCAAGCAGGACGATGCCGAGGTGATCCTCGAGTCCGCCTACTCGTCGGACAACGGCGTCAGCACCGTGTTCGTAACTTCCACGGGGCAGCAGCCGCTCATCCAGCAGCCGACGCTTCGGAATGCGTTGACGACGCACTGGCGCACCTACCGCAGCCCCAAGAAGGATCTCCTGACCGACAAGAAGTTCCCGGTGGGCTTCATGATCGCGGAGTTGTCCACCGGGGCCTCGTCCCATGCCGACACGACTGCAGTGGCTTCAGCCTCCAGCTTCCCGGCATCGTTCAATGCGTCCGGCTTCTACTTCGGGTTCGCCAGTGCCTCGAGCATGGCCTCGGACAACGCTGTCTACGCCTCGGGAGCGGTGGGCGCGTCGGTCATCGCGGTGCAGCAGTCTGCGTACAACTTCACGCTCGGCTCGTTCAAGGGCCAGGTGAAGGGCGTCAAGGTCGATGTCGAGGGCTATGTCTCTTCGGGATCAGCTCCGGCCTCGGTGACGGTGACCATTGGCAGGCGCAATCCGACCAACGGTCACTTCCTGATGAAGAACACGGCCAAGTTCGGCAGTCGTCCCCACTACGTGGACATCGCTGCCTCTAAGGCCGGGCTCATCACCAGCACCAATGCAGGGGCGCCGACGCTGCTGTCGCTGGGCGGCTCGGATGACCGCTGGTTCCCGACCAATGAGTTCAGCCTCTCGGATACCGACTTCGATACCAGCTTCATGGTCGTCTTGACCGTGAGTCAGGCGAACACGACCATCGGCGTCGACTACGTCAAGGTCACGGTCTACTACGGTGCGTCGATCGACTCGACGGTTCAGTTCCCCACGGTGGTGTACACGTTCGGGGACATCACGGCGCAGGTGGCGAAGAACTTCCCACCGCCCTCCTCCAACACGGGAGACCTGTTCCAGGACCAGTTGGTGGTGAACGATGTCTCGAACCCGAGTGTGATCCGCTACTCGGCTCCGGGAGAGCCGGAGTACTTCCCGCCGACTTATTACGTGGACTTCGAGACCCGGGAGAACGATCAGGTCAAGGCCATCCGGGTCGTCAACAACCGGCTCGTGGTGGGTTTGAACACCTCGCTCCACCGGGTGAACTACCTGCCCTCGGAGCGGGATTCGAGCTTCGACCGCGGCAAGGCCACCGAGGTCATTTCCCGCTTCTACGGCATCGTCAACGCCATGTGCTGTACGACCCTGACCATCGACGGGGAATCGGAGCTGCTGGCATTTGTCTCCAACAAGGGCATCCATACGACGGATGGCTTCAACTTCATCACCCGGAGCAAGAACCAGGACTGGCGGCTCTACCAGCCGCTGAACGCGGTCAAGACTCCCATCGCGCTCCTGAACGATCCCGAGAACCGGGAGGTATTGTTCTACTTCCGTGCCGACACGGGCTATGGGAGCGAGACCTACCAGTGCCTCCATGCCAGCTATGCGCGTGAGGACATCGACCGCGAGGGGAACTTCAAGTTCTCGGGTCCAGTCAATCACCGGAACTTCACCAGTCCCAACTTCGCCAGCTTGGAATCAGCGTGGGCGGTAGCGATGAATGATGGCAGTACGGCCATCTACACGGGCTACGGGGGCACTGCTGCAGGAACGACAGCCGCTGGAGCAGGCTCGGTCTACTTCGAGACCGGTTTGAACATCCCGTCTAATAGTCAGGGGCTCAGGTACCGGACGCGCAGGATCTACGCTGCCGGGGTTACTGGGGAATGGACGCTAGACGACCTTTACGGCTACTGCGGACAGGCTGCTGACAACCAGTTTGCCGATGCCACGATCAACTATTTCTTCATCGGTACGAAGACCAATGATACTGGCCCTGTCCAGTTTAGTGGCACCAAGAGCATTGCCCTTCAGGGCCAAGTGTTGCACAAGGTGAGCCCCAAGAAAGTTGTCGAAGGGTTGGAGGTGAGTGCCAACATCACGGCGACGGGACACGACTTCCAGCAGGTGTTCATCATTCTGGGTTCACGCAATCTCGGTCCCGAGCAGGCGGGGACGTGAAGGACTTTAACGGGATCCCGTTCGCCTCGTTACCGGACCCCTCGGCCCCGGACTTCTCCAACCGGCTGCGGAACATGTTCGGAATCATCGACGCATGGGCACGGGATGTCTCGCAGGGCATGTCGCGCATCACCTCGGGACAGGTCCCCAACGGGTCATCCCAATCGGTCTTCGGCAATGCTCCGGTGAGGCCAGGCTCCAATGCTGCAGCGGTTCAGGCTGTGGAGCAGAGCGGGAACATCCAGGAGTGGCGCAGGTTCGGCGGGGACTTGGTGGGGTTCATCGACCAGAGCGGTATCTGGAATGTGTCGGTGCTGAAGATCGTCACCGTGAGCACGGGAGCCTTGCTCGCTCAAGTCGCAGCGACCTCGGGTGTGTATCTGGGCCATGGCATCACGGTGTTCTCGGGCACCGGGGACCTGGGACTGGGGTCGGTGGTCGCCTACATCGACAACACGGGGGCAGCGTCTTTCACTGCACTGACGCTGTCTGGCGGGTCGATCACCTTCGATGCTGATGGGTTCGTGGACCAGTTCACCATCAAGGACAGTGGTAGCGGGAACATCGCCACGGTGAACTGGGCCGGCATCAACGCGGGGGCGGTGTTCTCGTTTCCCACGGGTACCTCGGGTGGCACGTTCTTGCTCGCCACGAACGCCGATGACGTCAGCAACAAGACCCTGCTCACCAGCACGAAGATCCGCTGCAATACTGGCACTGGGACGACGTTCCAAGACAACTCGTCGACCACGAAGCAGATGCGGTTCGATTTGTCGGGGATCACCGCTGGGACTACCCGGGCGCAGAAGTTCCAAGACACCGCAGGCTCGGTGGTCTTGGTGGGCAATGCGGCTTCAGCGTCAGGGGTCTTGGGCACCATCGCCCTGACTGCTCAGACCAATAGCCTTGCTGCCCAGACCATGTTGACGGGCAACGCCTCGAGCGCGGGGCTCTACCGGCTGGCGTTCTACATGAAGACCACCACGGCTGGGTCCGGTGGCGACGTGGTCAAGGCGACACTGGCTTGGAACGACGGCTCGGCGCAGTCGATGGACGTACCGATGATGAACGCCACCGCCATCGTCAACAACCTTGACTTGGGCACCTTGAACGCCTTCGTTCAGGGATCGGTGGTGGTCAAGGCGGCTGCTAGCCAGAACATAACCTTTACAACTACGGTGACCAAGGCCGGTTCGCCCCAATATTTGGTGGACTGCCGGATTGAGGCTTTGGGTTAGAGTAGCGGCCCAAGGAGGGTCAGATGCCTTACATGACGCCAGGTCCGGCCATTCAGAGCGGCACGGCTACAGCTGGAGCAGCGGCGGCCCCCATGACCGGTGGCTTGAGCCTGCTCCTGCCGCTTCTCATGTCCTTCGCCCCCGGACTTCTGGGAAAGCTCTTCGGCGACCCGAACCTGCATCTGAGGAAGCAGATCGAGGCACTCCTGAGCCCCCAGAACATGTCCCGGTTGACGAACGCCAACTATCAGCAGTCCATCTCGAGCCCTGCCTACTCTCAGGCGCAGGGGAGCATCGCTCAGGGGGCGAACCAGGCGGCCAACACCGTCGCCCAGAACCTTGCCGCGAGGGGCTTGGGGACCTCGGGGACGGGGGCGGTGCTATCGGGCCTGACCCCGAGTCTTGTCGGGAGCCAGACGGCGGGTCTGAGGACCGCGGCCTACGAGTCCTCGCGGCAGCAGGCGCTGGACACCATCAGCAAGCAGATCGAGGCCCTGTACAAGACCTCGGGGCCATCCCAGAGCCAGCAACTATTCTCCGGGGGCCTGTCGGCGTTCTCGCCCTACTTGGAGTCCTACCTCCGGGCTCACTTCCCGAGCCTGATGCAGTCCACGACCTGACATGGCCTACCCGATCCCGATAGACCCGGCGGCGTTCGCCACCCTCCAGAACACCCTGACCCCGGAGGGGGTGTTGTCGTACATGGAGCGGGCGGCGGCGGAGTCCCAGAAGCAACTCCAGCAGACGACCACGGCAGCGACTCAGGAGGCGAAGAGCGCGGGGCAGGATTACCTGAACGCTGCCCAGGCCCCGGCCCCGGAACCTGACGCACTGGCCAAATTTGTGCCATCTCTCTTGGGGAACATCGCCTCGACCATCTCCCAGGACCCGAGTTACCGGCAGCAGGCGCAGAAGGACATTGCCGAGAAGCGGCAGGACCTGCGGCAGAAGCGGGCCGATAACCTGTTGGCCTTGAAGTCGATGTGGGACGACAAGGCGAGGCTGGCTTCACAGTCTGGGGACCGGGAAGCGGAGATCAACGCCCGGATGAAGTCGGAGCAACTCTCGAAGACCGTGGATACGATGCTTGAGAACCAGCGCGAGGCTCACGGTCTGGCGTTGGAGAAGCTACGCCAAGAGGGTGACATCGCCACTGAGAAGCTCCGGGGTGCGAATGCCCTAGATGTGGCCAATGTCAGGGCGAATCAAGAGTCCACCGACTCTCAGGACGCGGCCTTCGGGAACGCTACCTACACGACCCGGGCTGGGAACAAATTCTTGGACTTGACGAACTTCAAGACCGGCAAGCCCCATGACCTTGCGGTCCAGTACGCAGCCAAGAATGGCATGACCCCTCTGGACCCCAATGCCTCGACCCAGATGCGGACCGTCGACGAAGTGCAGAACGGGTTGGACCAGGTGGAATCCGTGTTGGGTCGCGTGTTGCCTCACCAGACTGGGCATGTTGTCCGGGACTTCCTCACCCGGCAGGCTGTAGGGGCCAAGAACGCAGTTCAAGCGGCTTCACAGGCCGGGTCGGAGCAGGCGGCCTTCGGCAGCACCTATCCCTTGGCCATTCGAAGCCTGCAGGCTGTAGCCGCGGGTCCGGGATCGGGGTTCAGGTTGAACCAGTCGGAGATCAACCTCATCCAGCAGCGCTGGCCGCGGTTGAACGACAACATCGAGACCGCGAGGAACAAGCTGCTCTGGGAGCGCTGGTTCCTGAAGAACAAGGAGAACAGCTACTTCAAGCGTGACTGGCGGGTCGAGAAGGAACCGTCAGCCAAAGGCTTTCCGGCCACTGGCATCTTGCAGGGACAGAAGCAATCGGGGCTTGGCGATCCCCTGGGGATCCGGTAATGCCGACACTCAACGACCTCGGCAAGAAGGTGAAGGCTAAATACCCGGGCCAATACGACGACTTGTCAGACTTGGAACTGGGGCGAAGAACGCGCGCCAAGTTTCCCACTGAGTACGGGGACTTCTCCGCGGCGGACACTAGCCGGGTCAAGGTGCGTGGGCATGAGCGCGGGATGCCTCAGCGCAAGACAGCAGTCGCCACAGACAACGCCATGGGAACGAACGCACCTTCCCCTACCGAGCCATCGTTTGCTGAAGCTGGACCCGGAGCAGCCACCACGCCGCAGCAGGACTTCTCCCAACCGGAGCAGTACCCAGAGCAGGTACAGACGGCGTTCGGCAACCCCATCAGGGCTCGTCAGGACCTCACCCGTACTGCTGCCAGTCTGGCCGGGATGATGGCTTCGATGGTAGCTCCTGAAGTCAAGGCTGCCGGACCCGTGGCTGGTCTCATTTCCAAGGCCCCTGGGTTCATCCAGCCGGTCTTGAATGCAGCCCCGAGTGCCTTGAGCCGCGCTGTGTTCGCAGGTGGTGGGGCTGCTGCAGTCGACCCGCACGAGGCCATCCCTAACGCAGTTGCTTCATTGGCTGGGGAGCCACTGGCCGGTCTCGTCGGTGGTGTTGGGACCGGGACCATGAGTGTTGCCCTTAAGTCCGCGCCCAGAGAGGCAGAGACAGCTATCCGTGAGGGCATCCCGGCCAATGCGGGCGGGGTCCGCAAGCTATTCGCCAAGATCGGCCAGACAGGCAAGGACATCCAGGCGGCGGTCATGAGAGCGTCTAATAGTGGCAGGCTCAGGCTCAACACCGGTGGCGTCGCGGATGAAATCGAGAAGCGCGTTGAAGCCGACCTTTCCAAGTCCAGCACCGTGAGCGATGCAGCACGGGCTCAGTTGGCAGACCTGAAGTCTCGTTTCCAGCGCACAAGCCCGAACGTTCTGCATCTCGACCAAGCCCACATCTTCAAGCAGAGCGCGAGCGATGCTGCCAAGCCGCAGTTCATCAAGTTGGAGAACGGGCAGAAGATACAGATGCCCAGCGACCCCATCGAGCAGTTGTGGAAGCTCCATGAGTCCGAGGTCCTGAACGAGAGTCTTCGGAAAATCGTTCCCGAGTACGAGAAGCTGAACGCCCGCCAGTCGGAACTCATCCGGTTGAAAAACGTCTTGGCCCCTGACGTCAACGACCAGATGGGTCTCGGGGCCAAGCTGGTGCAAGCGGCCACGAGTCCGGCAGCAAGGACCATCGGTGGGGCGACGGCAGGAGCGATGCTGCCAGCCCACGACCCGGGCTCGAGACTTCAACATGCGGCTGCTGGAGCAGCGCTCTCCAACCCCACGGTACTGTCCTACTTGGCCCTGATGCTGGGCAACCCTGGGCTGCTGAAGCTCATTGGCAGAAGTGGTCAGGCGGTCTATGGCTCCGGGGCTTTGAGCCAGTGATCGACCGCTCGAATCGGTTGACACCTCATTTCCGCTTGGGTGAACTCATCCCCAAGGACTGCACCGAGGTCCCACCGTGGATCTTGGGGGAACTGTCGGACCTCTGTGCAGAACTCCTGGAACCCATCCGCATGAAGTACGGTCCGCTGGTCATCCACGACGCCTATCGCACCCATGAACTGAATGACAGGGTGGGCGGGGTGACCAGTTCGGACCACTTGAATGGTCGTGCGGCAGACTTCCACGTCACGGGGAATCTGGACCGGGCGTGGCAGGAGCAGACCGTGGATGCGTTCCACTGGATATTGGAGAACCTGGGAGGTCGCTTTGGGCAGGTGATCCTCGAGGACCACCGCAAAGCACTTGGGGACCAGGCGAAACTCTGGGTACACATCTCACTACCTTCAGCGAAACATCCGGGAACCAGCAGCGACTTGAACGCGGTGTTGGTATCCATGGAGCCCAAGCGGTACATGGTCTTCACGGAGTGGACGGACCAGCAGCCCGTGACAGGGGTGGGATAGAGGCCTTGGCCGTCTCGGTCGATGGGTTCCCCCATTGTCGACCGGGCCATAGGTGGGGAGAGAGCTGGTGACCCAATGGTTGCTGGACCCGAAAAGCATCGCCCTTATAGCTGGAGCGGCGGTGCAACTCATCATCACGGTGTGGCACTCTCGTCAGACGGCCGAAGTGGTGGAGGAACTGGTGACGTGGCGGCTGGAGGTGGTAAAGACCATGTCCGCCCTGGAGACCAAGGTCGACCAGTCCCAGGAGGAGATCCTCAGGCTTCGCAACCTGCTGGACAAAGCGTGATAACGCTCATCGCTCGGATGCGTGCGACCAACAAGAAGGCGTTCTTCCTTGCGGTGGGCAATGTGTTCCTGTGGGTGTCGTTGATCGTGTTTCTAATGTTGTTCAAACGATAAGGAGGTCGATATGCAGACTGCACCACTTCTCGCATCTGAGACCTGGATCATCATCATCGCGGCATTGCTGGAGGCCTTGGTCCATACCGGCGTCATCCCCGCCACGGCTCAGACGGCCATCAATGCCGTGGTGGTGGCGTCGCTACCGGTCCTGTTCCAGACCATCTTCCGGAAGGTCAGGACCGGAGTCGCTCCGTTCACGCAGCCGACCCCCAAATGATGGAGGTGTCATGAAGGGATTCATCGCTCTACTGGTCGCCATCTTCCTCGCTGGTACGGCTCAGGCAGCCCAGAAGACCGGGCTCCTGACCGTGGCCGCTGGGGTCAATGGCGCATGGCTCTCGGAGTCCGCTGTGACCACGTTCCCAGCCGTGGAACTGGGTGGTACGGCGTCCTCGAGCCTCAGTCCGCACATCTCGCTCGTGGGCTCTGGCTTCTACGGGCTCGCCGACCAGTACGTCCGCTACACCGCTGGCGGCAGGATCACCGCCACTGACGTCAACAACCCCAACTTCAATGTCTTCCTCGGGGTCGTGTACCGGGGTGGGGATAGGCCAGCGGTACAGCCCAACGAGTGGGCTCCCGAAGCTGGGTTCGGCTGGAAGCCGAATGCCTCGTGGCCCATCGTGGTCGGGGCTGATGCCGGCTATGGGCTCGACAGCCACAACATCCTTTCCTACGTGGCGCTCCGCTACGTGCTACCGCTCAAGTAAGGAGGCCACATGACGCTCTTGGAGATCATCCAGAAGTTGCTGGGAACGGCGGCAGGGCAGATGGGGCACGTGAAGGACATCTTGGCTGCGGTGGTGGCCAAGTACCCGGACACGGCGGGGTCTCTGAACCCGATCATCGCCGAGTTGGACGCACCGGTATCGCCTGAAGCCCTGGCGACTCTCGTCTCAGCGCTGCCGCAGGAGGTGCTGAACATCGCCCGGTTCAAGCTCGACCCGAAGCTCCATCCGGGGGATGCGATTTAGGGACGCTGTCCAGAGAGAGCAGCGGAGCCGTGGGTCATCCGGTACGCGCCCCGAGACTCGCATCCTCGGGGCGTTCCCTTTGGTAGCGCTTGAGTTCCTGCTGTAGCCACATGAGCGTCAGGCGGCGGTCGATCTTCCCCTTACTGGAGAGGGTGTGGCGGAGTTGGGCGTGGGCCTGCTCGCCGTACTTGGACACCCACCAGGTCACGGCATCCAGCGGGTTGTGATGCCAAGCCATGTGACAGCCGCCGCAAAGCGTCATCGCGTTACCGATTGCCCAGCGCAGGCTCAGGTAGCGCCGCGAGTAGACATGAGCCCATTGGAGATACTCCCGGTTGCCGCACTTGACGCAGCAGTAGCCGTCCCGGGCGAAGACCACGGCTCGAGCAGCGTCATCGAGCATCTTGTTCGAGACTGTTCCACGTGGAACCAGCTTCCGGCGGCGGAGCCTGGTGCGCTTCACTTCGCCTCCTTGATGGAGGAAACCGGATGAATCTCCCAGAGCGTCCCGCGACCCGGCTCGTGGAGGTGGTGCCCGTCCCAGTAGACCCAGCCGGTGATGCTCACGTGCTTGCCCTTGACCGGAGGCTTCAGGGGATGGGTGGGGACGATCTCGCACACCACTGAATGAGCCCTGTTGGCCTTGGGACTCTGGGCCAGTTCGATGTGGTAGTCACCATCCGCCTCATGCCTCACCCCCGAGACGTAGCCGGTCAGGGTGGCTGAGTCACCGACATGGAAACGTCCTTCAGGTGCAGCGAGCATGACCAGGATGGTGATGTGGTCGGGGTGCTTGGGGGTATCGGTACGGTGCTTGAGTCCTGCGGAAAGCCAGAGAGAGGCGAGTAGTACGAGGATCATCCCTGCTCCTGATTGGTTGGGGCGGGCCGTCGATGCGTTGCTCCCCGAGAGCGAACCACCGGCTGCCACCCGCCCCTCTATGTAGGAGAACCGGACCGGGTGCTCGACTCCCGCCGTGACGCCCGCCGCCCCACGGGACCGCTCATCCGATTCTCCGCTTGAAGCGTGGACCACGCGATCAGCCCCCCGAACGTGTTCCCTTTGCGCCCCGGGGCCACCGGAAATCCGGCACGCAGTCCACGCACATCCTCAAGTGAAGCCGCCACTCCGTCTCCTGTGATGTCCTCCCGACCCAATCCACAGGCTGTCCGACGTGGCGGCACGACGGACCGTCTCCCACGCCACCCGATCCCAATCGAGTCATGGGAGAGCGGTCCGAAAGGTGTCAGCGGCCGGGTTCTTTCAGGCTCTCGAGGAACCCAGCGACCATGAGCCTTGCCTCCTTCCCGGTTGGGGTCTCTCCGCGATCGATGGACCACTCCGCGAGCAATGCAGCTTGGGTCTGGGCGGCCACGGTGTCCTGCTGCTTGATGGCACTGGCCAGAGCCCAGAGATGCCTAGCTGCCCTGTCCTTGGGCGTCACGGCGG